TTTTATATTAAAAATCGTATTCTTGTTGTCATCCTTGCTCACTGGCAAAGGAGAATCCAGAGGAACGAAATACTTTGGATCACGAGATACATATAAAACGTTGCCCTCGATTTCATAATGAAGGCTCTTAGTTTTGACAACATACTCCAAAGCCTTCTGCCAAGTAACAGACTTCATTCGCATCGTAATCGAGCCATCGACATCATCCGCACCAACCAAATTAAGACGGGCAAAATCAGCAATAAGCTGTAAGGCAGTTTTCGAGGGAATAGCGTCAAAATCGAAATTCATCCTTTCATCATCTGCAAAAACTGAAAAACATGCAGCGAAAAGAACGACACACATCATTGAACACAAAGTTTTCATAAAGATACCTAGATAAAAATTAGCTTAGCCGGATGGGCTGCTTGCGCTACGCTGAGCAGCTCCACCGCCTAAGCCACTTATAATGGGCGGCATGGAAAAAGAAGTTTTTTGTGTTGTCCAGGTAGTGACACGTTCACCATCGATGTCGCAATAAGCCTCTTTGAAATCAGAGAAGAAACGACAGGCTGAAAAAGATATGTAACGCAAGTGACCAGCATTATCGATAAGTACAGCCACAGAAGAATCACGCTTGGCATTTGGATCAGGTTCAGAAGGATGGACGAAACCGGTTAATCTCCAAGAATCAGAGTAAATAATAGGTGGCGGAACAGGAACAATTTTAGGAGTCTGAACCTCAGTAACAGTCTTTTTCTGAGGGGAATCTTGATGTGTCTGGGTTTCAGGTTTTTTGAAAAAACTCTTAATCCCGAAAATGCCAATGAGCAAGCCAACAACAGCAACAATAATTAATGACCACAAGCCATACGAGCGCAGAAAAGACGCACTCTTGTCAGCAACAGATTCATCACCAACAGTACCAGTAGCAGAATGTGTTGCAGACTGATAATAGGATTGAATGGTTTTGTCAAAACGCCCCGGAAATTGCCGAATCCTATTAGAAACTGGAGGTTTATCGCCAGTAACAACACCGGAATAAACATCGACCCGATAAATTTTCTTGGAGATCTTAACAACGCGGAATGTTGTTTCAATAAGGGTTCTTGCCCAGCTGGGAATCTGAGAAAGATCCTGAGTAACGATGACAATGCGCATCGAATTGTTTTTGGAATCAACCATGTGTCGATGTTCAGCCAGTAAAGTCTTATCCCAAGGATTAGCCTGATTAGCTTTCTGGCCTTGAGGCCAGCGACGCCATGCTTCGTCAATAATCAAAACACACCCAGGTAACACGTATTCGGCCAAGTCAGGCAGTTCAAACCAGTCTTCTGGAAGCTGCTGAATTGTTCCGCCAAAATCAGCAAGCAAGTCATCAATATTTAAGGGGATGTTGGTTACAACATGACGACCTTGTTTAAGCGATGGAATAACAACTCGCTCAGTAACACCATAGGTCTTGCCATGTCCTGGCTTACCAACATAAGCATGTACAGCCATCAGCCAATCACCGGAATACGACGAATCATGAACCGAATAAGGTAGGCAACAATTATCAAGCCCAGACCAAACTGAATCTGAAACATGTTCATGAAATACCAGACCGAATCAGGAATACCATCAAAAGCGGTTGCAGAAGTACGAATTTGATCAGCCAAACCTAAAGAATCGAGAAGGAAAATAAATGCATCCCACATCCAACCGAGCACCAGAAAAAAGATGTCGATTATCCAAGTTGCAATCTGCTCGAAAATTGATTTGAACCAAGAAGCAAGTGTGGACAACATAAATCACCTCAAGCTGTCAGGATGATACGAACGGCAAGAAAGGACCAAACAGCAATAAACACTGCTTTCAAAATTGGCGATATGAGAGCAAATAACTTGCAGTGACTATCAAAAACAATTTCTTTTGAAAAAAGAGATACAGAACCAACAGGACAAACAGCAGCAGCATGAGAAGAACCGCTGAAAGCAGATTTCGCAGTAGTGAATGTACTGGATGCAACCATTTTTTGTTTCATATCAATGAGCTGTGATTTTGCTTGCGCACCACGTCCAGCAACAGAAGCCGACAAATCAAGAGGACCTGGTGGAGTAAAAGTTTCACCACCACCATCACCGCCAGTACCGCCGCCTGTAACACCATCACCACCAGTGTCGCCGCCAGTACCGCCAGTGCCGCCGCCAGTTCCACCATCACTGCCAGTACCGCCACCAGTGCCACTAGTACCACCACCTGTTCCGCCGCCAGAACCGCCAGTGCCGCCACCTGTTCCACCGCCCGTACTGCCACCTGTTCCACCATCACCGCTAGAACCTCCACCACCAGGTTGTTTTGGTATTGGAGTACAGGTTTCACTTCCCTCCAAACGCTCGGAACCTTCAGGACAAGGAATAAGCGTGCACATTTTGGAACCATTGGCGAATTCGTAACCATCCGAGCATTTGTCAGTTATTTCATCACCGATTTCCGCCGGTTTAATAGACGGATTGGTCTGACATCTTTGTTCGTTACCTGATGCGTCCAGCCCAAGCTTATAATTGTAGTTACAAAACCCTTCAGTTTCAGAACCGATAGTTAAATAGCATTTGTCCTGACGATCAAGATTATAAGAGCAAGTGCTTACACAAGCCGGCTCTCCAGGATTCTGGGAAAGAATATATTTTTTTCCATCAGATTGAGAGGAGGAAATGACAGCCCCAAGAGTACCCTTTAAAGCAACGTTGAATTCGCACGGATGCTCACGAACAACAAAAACAAATGAATCTGTATAAGCCGTTTGAATCCAAGGTCCACCGACGGTATCGACATAGGTGATTCTGTATCGATAGGTACACCGCAAAACGTAATATTGCGGAGTGTTAGGATCCCAGTAAGAACATTCTGGAGAGGTTTTAGAAAAACTAACGAATTTCTCTTTATAAACTTGGTCTTTCCACCACGCCTTATAGCTTGTAATTGCGCTTTCAGCAGCTTCAACAGGATCAGTAAATTTATAACTCGGGTCTGGACAATTATAACCACCAGCATAACTCATAGGATGATCGCAACTATATTTATAAGTGGTTTGTGCTTGAGCAAAATTTGCGAAAAAGAAAGATGCTAGAAAAAACAAAACAAAAATATTGAGTATTTTTTTCATTTTACCAACCCCAAAAAACGGCAAAAGCACAACTTGAGCCAATGACAAACATTGCGAAATAGTAGAGTTGGTCCATGAGAATCCCCTTAAAAAAAAGGGCTCAAAAAGAGCCCTTTGTCACGCAAAGGCTTTTAACGTAAGAAAGCGAGAACGATTTTCGCGCCTTTGATACCGGCATAAACAGCAGCGAGCAAAGCGGCTACAGCAAGAACACCAACGCTGATCGTCGAAAAATCAACGCTTGAAGTCAGCGTCGAATAATCCCAAGTTGCTCCGGCTGCAAAGGCATTGGCCGAGATTGCAGCAGTGAAGAAGACAGCAGCGATACTTTTTTTGCCGATTTTTTTAAGCATGTAAGCCTCAACTTGTTTTGATGAAGTTTAGAAACGCACGGACTCCCATGGAGAAAACCATGAAAGTTGCTACCAAAGTAAATCCAGCGCCGAATGCTTGACCCAAGATAATTGGATCTAGCTGGGATGGATCAAAAGGAGGTTGAACTTGAACAGCCTCCCAAGATCCCGAACACTGAGGAAAACCACCCTCAGTTTTTAGCTCGCCAGTGCAGCGAACAAAATCAGACATTAAGATTTAACCCTCAGGCACTTTTAACGGCACCTGCTTGTGGCGCGCCGCTGCTAACACGACGACCTTGGCGAGGATCGACTTCAAACATAAGGCGATCATCCCGAACTTGAGCAATCACATCGCACTCATATTTACCAGGCTGAGGCACCTGCTGAGGAGTTTCAGCGTAAAAAGTACATTTTTGAGGGTACGGAATATTCGGAAGATGAGCGTACGCCTCGAACATGCAATAAGGCTTTCCGGATTTTGCAGCAGTACCGCTACGGAAGTTGCCAGTTACTTCAACCACAATAGTATTCGACATGGTGTTGCCCTTATCTCAGTGTTGGAAAGCCAGGAACAGAGCCAGGCTTACGGAATGCCCAACTAGGCGCAATGGCTTCAGGGTTACGCCTGAATGTTAAAAATTGAAGTTTACTGCGTTGCCTAATAACAGCCTGATTGGAGAAATCAGCCAATACAGTGCGCATAACATTGTCTGCGATGCTTTTAACCAATGATTCATCTGTCACATGGTTACGAATGTCAGCTTCGATATTCCAGCGAAGAACCTGAAACTGTTTCTTATCCATTAGAAACCCACCCAATCGACAATACAAAGCGTCCCTTTCTCTTCATAATCGAAAAACCATAGCTCTTTAAGAGCTTCAACAGCCCTAAATGTTTGTTCGACCTGCTGAGCAAGAACAGGATTGATAAATGAAGAACGCACTTGTCGCTGCTCAGCCAAACGACGTTTTTGACCTGTTGAAAGCTGAGTACCTTGAAAATCTACAGTTCTCACGCTGCGACCTGCTGGAGATGATTAGCCCGTTGATACCAGACTGGGACGACCAAAGCAGACTTTGAAACTTCACGGCATTGACGAACAAAAACAGGAGCAAAGCGGCTTGTGTCACAAGCATTTCGAATATTGATGCCGATTCGATTAAGCTTCGCTGCGTGCCCTTTAACCTGAGACTTCTTAAAGTCGATGTTAGCTGTTCCGGACATCCACTCAAGAGCGTAACTAGCCGTGGTACGAGCAGAGCGTAGGGTGTCGCAAACACCCTCAGCAATTAACTGTTCGGCAATACTCACAATATCCATGGCTGTCACCTTTAACTTTTCATCTATCTTAAGAAACTCGCTGTGGAGTTCGGCCAAACGCCGTTCATCAAATAGGCCCCAATAGCAAAGGGCTTCACGCTGTAAAAATTCGCTTTTTAGCTCTTGTTCCAAGCGGACCACGCCTTCTTGTGCGCAGTAATCTCTAACCCGCTTAACATATTTGTACTCTTCTGAAGATTCACCAAACCGACGTTTGATCTTTGGAAGAGAATTCAGATCCATCTCAAAAGCCTTGTCGTAGGCCTTACGATATTGAAGTCGACCGCCTTTTCCATTGCCCTTTGGAGTCCAAGAAACAGTACGGCCATTCGGATGTAGAAAACCGATGGAGTGCCCAATACGCTGACTAGAAACACCACGCAAATAAGCAAGTACGTTGCCCTCCCCCAATGCAAAGTTGGTCGTTAGGTCGATACGCTCAATTTTTGCGCCGTCGGCTATACGGTCACCGGATTTAACAACTGAATCTGGCTTCCCTTGGCGAATATCAATTCTTGTGCAACGGGTGAAGCCAGGAAGACCGTACTCACGCAGCAATCCGTTGTAGACCGAGACACATTGCTCGATGGTCGCGTGTCCAAACAGGTTGTCCAACCGCCCTACCCGACTAGGATTTCCCTCAACTCGAATTTTTCGGCCCTGAATATGAATCGTGACCGAGGTGGAGAAACTACCCTCATGCTTGAAACGAGGTCGACTAGTGCTCAAAACTTGATTGGTATTCTCGTCAACCGTCAGGTGCACGATGTTGCCAACGATCGGTAGATCGTGGTCATGCTCCTGCGAAATCGTGAGCCAATCGATGAACATCCAAAAACCTGTCAAGCCACTAAATTAGAATGATAGCCTACGATATATGGTGCTTGAGCCGCAACCGGAATTTCGCGGTAAAACCACATAATTTCGGGATGGATAAATATACAGGTGTTAGATTTGGCCGATCAAAGTTACTTGGTACACACAGAAATGAGCATCGGAGAAAACATCCGGATCAAAAGAGAGAGGCAAGGTCTCACTCAGAAGGCTCTGGCTGAAGCCATAGGCAGCGGTGAGAACACCGTCGCGGGCTGGGAAAAGGATAAAAATGCTCCGCCAGGTGACAAAGTGGTGCGCATGGCGATCCTTTTTAAATGCACGACAGACGAGATCCTGCTTGAAGGGAGCGAGCGTGACGTAGCAGAAGACATGAAA